GTTGGACGGTTTTTAATCGAAAAGGCACCAAGTATTCTAGGAATGGTCGGCGACGCAATATTGCCGGGAAATGTAATATCAGAACTAATTAGTGGTAACTCGCAGCTTTCAGAAGGTGATAAACAAGTGGCACTAGAAAAGTTAAGAATAGAAAGAGCCGAAATTGATGGCACAACCAAAAGATGGGTTGCGGATGCAAGATCAGGATCGTGGCTAGCTTCTAATGTACGCCCTTTAGTTTTAGTATTTTTAACAGTTAGTTATGTTGCAGGATGGTATATGAGTTATCCTTTAGATAGTATTACTAGTCTTCTTACTATCGTAATTGGAGGATATTTTGGTTCTCGCGGTGTGGAAAAAGTATTTGGAAATAATAAACATAAGCAATGATAGAACAAGATTTTAAGATCTTTGGAATAAACGTAGGGGCAATGATATTTTCAGTAATACCTGAAATAAACACAATACTACAGACGGTAGTTTTATTGTTATCAATAGGATATACAATATTAATGATAATAAAAAAATCAAAAGAATAATACAATGAAACATTTTAATGAATCTGAATTTAATAACTTTGAAAAAATGGACCCCAAGCTTATTGAAATGCTAGATGATCTTAGAGAAGCATATGGGTATCCAATTACATTAACATCAACATATAGATCACCTCAACATCCTATAGAGGCTCGTAAGTCTAAACCCGGCGAGCATGCTTATGGCGCCGCTGTAGATATGGCGTGTTCAGGTGGTGAAGCTACTTATAAATTAGTTAAAGCTGCGATTGAAGTAGGCTTTAAAAGAATAGGTATAAGTAGAAAAAATAACTTTGTTCATGTGGGAATAGGGTATGATGGAGCACCTCCTATTACAATATGGACATATTAAATAAATTAAATGAAATTAATTAGAAAAATAAGCGTAGGTACTGATTATAAAAATGAAGCTATGCATTATTCTGTTGGTCAAGAAGTATACGGAGGGCATAAAATATGTGATATACTAGAAGACAACGGAGGTTACAAAATTTATATAACAAAAAATAAAGAGGTATTGCCTTGGAAATTTTTTAATTCCAATATGGCTGTGTCTATAGAATACAATCTAGACTACTAAATGAAATCATTATTCAATTATATTATATCTACTAAATCACGGTACAACAATAAAGTAAATGTTGATACAAAAGAATTAATATTAAATACAGAAATTACAGAAAGAGACTATATATTTGTCAATAGAATTGGTAAAGTATTAAGTGAACCAGCTTATGGAGTTACTAGTAAAACACCCCGTGAAGGAGATGATGTAATTGTTCATCATAATGTATTTAGAAGATGGTTTGACATACGTGGCAAAGAAAAAAATAGTTCAAATTTTTTAAAAGAAAATGAATTTTTTGTTGCACCAGATCAGATATTTGCTTTTAATAGAAACAATAGTTGGCATTGTCCTAATGAATATTGCTTTGTTGAGCCTATATATGCTAATAAAAAATGGCACGCTGAGGATGAAGAAAAATTAAAAGGTAAGCTTATGTATAGCAATAGTGAATTGGAAGAATTAGGGATAGCCTTAGGAGATGTGGTGGGCTTTACACCTGACTCCGAATATGAGTTTGAAATAGAAGGCAAAAAATTATACAGAATATTATCTAATCAAGTTACAATAAATTATGGATCGAAGGAAAAGAATAATACAAGCCGCTGAAAAAGCACTGGTTGAACTTGAAAAAGTTATTAAACAAAATATTGATTTATCTGAACTAGATCCTGAAAAAGCAAAAACTGCAGCACAAGCTAAATGGGTTGCAATAGAAGATTCGTTAAAAATTATAGAAAAAATTGAAGAGCTATCTGATAAAAAATCTAGTAATAAAGAATCTAAAACTTTTTTAGGTGTTGAAAATAGAATCAAATAATGTACAAACAAACACTTTATAAAATACACACAACTCATTTATCTGATAAAAAAATTAAACATCTTAATAAACATAAGAGGTTTGAATATGGATATAATGAAGATCTAGACTGTGTTATAATAAGTAAAGATGGTACAATAGGTAACATATATGAAATACAAGGTCTTAAGGTAGCAATACCTAAAACTCCAAACGTAATAGATGGAGAAGACCTAAAGCAGTCAGATCAATATTTTAAAATAAAAAATAAACCTGAATCTTTAAATAAAATAAAAAGCATATATGATTTTCAATCTTATCCAGAAGATATTAAGGAAAAGTATTACAAGTATATTGATGATGAATTTAATTATCGTAATGATGGTTATTGGTTCATGTGCAATGGTTCCCCGAACTACATTACAGGATCGCACTATGTCTATCTCACTTGGACAAAGATTGACGTGGGAGCACCAGACTTTAGACAGGCGAATAGAATCTTTTATTACTTCTGGGAGGCGTGCAAGGCAGATAAAAGATCTTATGGAATGTGCTACCTCAAGAATAGACGGTCTGGGTTTAGCTTCATGGCATCATCAGAGACTGTTAACTTGGCAACCACTTCCAAAGACTCTAGGTTTGGAGTATTATCTAAAACTGGAGCAGATGCAAAGAAGATGTTTACAGACAAGATTGTACCTATATCCATCAACTATCCATTCTTTTTCAAACCAATACAGGATGGGATGGAGAGACCAAAGACGGAGTTATCCTATAAGATACCGTCAAGAAGACTTACCAGAAATGCCATTAAAGAGACCTATAATCAGAAGGAATTTGGGCAGGGGCTCGACACAACAATTGATTGGAAGAACACCGGCGACAACTCGTACGATGGGGAAAAACTCCAACTCCTTGTACATGACGAATCCGGCAAATGGGAGAGGCCGGACAATATACTCAACAACTGGAGAGTCACGAAAACGTGCCTCAGGCTTGGAGCACGAGTAGTTGGTAAATGCATGATGGGATCCACCTCTAATGCTTTAAATAAAGGAGGAGATCATTTTAAAAAATTATATAACAATTCAGATGTCACAAATAGAAACCGCAATGGCCAGACTACAAGTGGATTATATGCTTTGTTCATACCTATGGAATGGGGATACGAAGGATTCATTGATAAATTCGGGTATCCTGTCTTCGACAATCCACCAGAACCGATTAAAGGAATTGATGGCGAAAAAATACATTCGGGAGTTGTTAACCACTGGAATAATGAGGTGGAAGGATTAAAACATGATAGCGATGCTTTAAATGAATATTATAGACAATTTCCAAGATCAGAAAAGCATGCTTTTAGGGATGAAACGGTTAATTCTTTATTTAATTTAACTAAAATCTATGAACAAATAGATTATAATGAAGAAATGGCTTTAAAAGGATATGTAACAACAGGTTCTTTTAGTTGGAAAAATGGTATAAAAGATACTAAAGTAATATGGACACCAACTCAAAATGGAAGATTTAGGTTATCCTGGATACCTCCAGTTTCTTTACAAAATAATATAATTATAAAAAATGGTATTAAATTTCCTGGCAATGATGGCCTCGGAGCCTTCGGGTGCGATAGTTATGATATCAGCGGTACTGTTGGGGGTGGTGGGTCTAATGGTGCTCTTCACGGATTAACAACGTGGAGTATGATTAGTGATATACCTAATACTAAATTTTTTTTAGAATATATTGCAAGGCCGCAAACAGCAGAAATATTTTTTGAAGATGTATTAATGGCTTGTTTATTTTATGGAATGCCTATACTTGCTGAAAATAATAAACCAAGATTATTATATCACTTTAAAAGAAGAGGTTATAGAGGTTTTTCTATGAACCGTCCCGATAAATCTAAAATAAAATTGTCTAAAACAGAAATAGAATTAGGTGGTATACCTAATACATCAGAAGATATTAAACAAGCTCATGCTGCTGCTATAGAATCTTATATAGAAAATCATATTGGTAAAAAAGAAAATTCATATGGTAATATGTTTTTTCAAAGAACATTAGAAGATTGGGCTAAATTTGATATATCAAAAAGAACATCTCATGATGCTTCTATAAGTAGTGGTTTAGCTATAATGGCTTGTCAAAAACATTTATACCGCCCTTCGGCGGAAAGAGTAACAAAAAAAGTTGATTTTGGTTTTTCAAAATATACTAATTCAGGATCAAGAAGTCAGATAATAAAATAAATATGGCAAAAAATAAAGGGCAATCAATTCAATTCCCGAGTCAAGCTGTCTCAGATGCAATAAAACAATCTAAAGAATACGGATTATCTGTTGCTAGAGCTATAGAGCAAGATTGGTTTAATAAAGACAATGGAGCTGGTAGATATTATCAAACAAGAGATGAGTATCATAGACTAAGATTATATGCAAGAGGTGAGCAATCTATAAAAAAATATAAAGATGAATTTGCTATTAATGGTGATTTATCTTATTTAAATTTAGACTGGAAGCCAGTGCCTATAGTTCCTAAATTTGTTGATATAGTTGTTAATGGCATGCAAGACAGATTGTTTAGTATAAAAGCTTTTGCTCAAGATCCTATATCTACAGGTAAAAGAACTAAATTTGTAAATAATATACAAAGAGATTTAGCAGCTAAAAAAATATTAGCTGATATTGAAGCTGAATTAGGTGTTAATGCTAGAAATGTTCCTGAGGAAGATTTACCTTCTAATACTGAAGAGCTAGAATTATTTATGCAATTAAATTATAAGCAAGGAATTGAAATAGCTCAAGAGCAAGCTATTAATAATGTTTTTCTTTCAAATAAATATGATGAAATAAAAAGCCGTGTAGATTATGATTTAGCTGTTATAGGAATTGGCTGTGCTAAGCATTCTTTTAATAATACAGATGGTATAAAATTAGATTATGTAGATCCAGCAAACTTAGTATGGTCCTATACAGAAGATCCCAATTTTCAAGATTGTTATTATTTTGGAGAAGTTAAAAAAATAAAAGTAAATGAACTTAAAAAGCAATTTCCTAGTTTAACAGATGAGACAATTGAAAAATATACTAAAAAAGGATCTAATTATGTTGATTATAGTACTATAGGTAATGATAGTAATGGAGCTATTGATGACAATAATGTTGTTACGGTATTATATTTTAACTGGAAGACATGGGAAAGTAATGTTTATAAAATAAAAGAAACTACCAGTGGTGCAGAGAAAGCCATACAAAAAGACGATAGTTTTGACCCGCCTAGTGATAAAAGAACTAGATTTAAAAAAGTTGCACAAGCTAGAGAAGTAATATACGAAGGAGCATTTATATTAGGAACCTACGAATTATTAAAATGGGAAAAAGCTAGCAATATGATTAGACCATTATCTAATACTAATAAGGTAATGATGAATTATATTTTAAGCGCTCCTAGATTATATAAAGGTAATATAAATTCTTTAGTTTCTAAGATGGCTCCTTATGCCGATTTAGTTCAATTAACTCATTTAAAATTACAGCAAGCAATACAAAGAATGACTCCCTCTGGAGTTTATTTAGATGCAGATGGTTTAGCTGAAATTGATTTAGGTAATGGCACAAGTTACAATCCTCAGGAAGCATTAAACATGTACTTCCAAACAGGTTCTATTATAGGTAGATCTCAAACTGTTGATGGGGAAATGAATCCAGGTAAAGTTCCTATTCAAGAATTACCAGGAGGCGGTGGAAATCAAATACAAATCTTAATAGGCGCATATAATCAATATATTCAAATGATGCGTGATGTTACGGGCCTTAATGAAGCTCGTGATGGTTCTGATCCAGATCCAAAAGCATTAGTAGGAGTTCAAAAATTAGCAGCAGCTAATAGCAATACAGCTACAAGGCATGTTTTAAGTAGTAGTATGTTTATTACAACCAGCTTAGCTGAAGCTATATCCCTTAGGTTTAAGGATGTATTAGAATTTCATCCTTCAAAAGAAGCTTTTATTACAGCTTTAGGTAGGTTTACAGTAGGTTCATTAGAGGAATTAAAAGAATTACACATGCATGACTTTGGTATATTCTTAGAACTTGAACCTGATCAAGAAGAAAAACAATTATTAGAAGCTAATATACAAACCGCTTTAGCTCAAAAAAGTATATTTTTAGAAGATGCTATTGATATAAGAGAAATAAATAATACTAAACTTGCAAATCAATTACTAAAGTTTAGAAGAATCAAAAAGCAACAAGTTGACCAGCAACAGGCTCAAGCTGCAAGTACTGCACAAGCAGAAGCGCAGGGCCAAGCACAGGTTGTTGTTGAAAATGCTAAAGCTCAAGCTGAACAAATTAAAACAGAATCTAAAATTCAAGTTTCTACTGCTGAGAATGAACTTTCAATAAAGAAAATGGAAGTTGAAGCTAGAACAAAAAGAGAGCTTATGCAATTTGAATATGATTTAAATGTTCAATTAAAAGAATTAGAATTACAAGCGCAGAAAGAGCTTGTAAATGCTCAAAATACAAGTAAAGAAAAAATATCTCTTTCAAAAGTTACAGGCCCAGTTGACACTGGTAAACCTAAAAAGTCCTTTGAATCAAAAGGCAATGATGTTCTAGGAGGTTTTGATTTATCAAGATTTGAACCTAGATAAAACTATTTAAACTATTTTATTATATACAATTATGGAAGAAACAATTAATGTTAAACCAGTAGAAGATTCTAATGAGCCTCAAACAGCTCAAGAAAAAGAAACTGCTGTTTTAGAAAAAGCCGTTGAAGAGGGAACTGTTGATAAAGAATATGGTTTGCAAGATGACGGCGTTTATAAAATTAACTTAGATAAACCACCAATACCAAAAGAAGATGCCGTTCAAAAGCAAGAAGCAGAGAGCATATCTGTGGGCGATGGAGCCGGCGATAGCGAAAAAGTGGACAAAGAAGTACGGGAGCAAGATTCAAAAGAGCCCGAGCAAAAAGAAGAAAAAGAAGAAGAAAAAATAAGTGAATCACCTTTAGAACTTGTAAATGAAGAAGAGGTACCTAAAGAAATAATTAAAGAGGAGCCTAAACAAGTAATAGAAGAAAAAAATATACCTGAAGCACAAAAACAAGAACTTCCTGAAAACATAGATAAACTTGTAAGGTTTATGGATGAAACCGGTGGGTCCGTTGAAGACTATGTAAATTTGAACAAAGATGTTTCAAAAATGGACAATACCACATTGCTTCGTGAATATTATAAAAGTACAAAACCTCATTTAGATGCAGATGATGTTGATTTTTTATTTAACAAAAATTTTGCATATGATGAAGAGGCGGATGAGCCGTCTGACGTTAAAGCTAAGCAATTAGCTTTTAAAGAAGAATTATATAATGCCCAAAATTATTTTAATAGTGCTAAGGAAAAATATTATGCTGATCTTAAGTTAAGAAAGCAAGAGAATATTTCTCCTGAATATATTGAAGCTATGGAGTATTATAAAAGTTCACAGCAACAATCAGAAGAATATAATAATCTTCAAAAACAGTTTATTGAAAAAACAAATAATGTTTTTAATGATAATTTCAAAGGTTTTGATTTTAAGGTCGGAGAAAACAAATATAGGTTTAAGGTAGATAATACTGAAAAAGTTAAACAATATCAATCAGATATTTCTAATTTTGTTAATGAGTTTTTAGGAAAAGATGGAGCTGTAGCAGATGCCCCTGGGTATCATAAAGCTTTATTTTCAGCTACAAATGCAGATAAGATTGCAAATCACTTTTATGAGCAAGGCCGTGCCGACGCTATAAAAAATGCTGCTAAGCAAGCTAAAAATATTAATATGGATCCTAGAGTAGATAATACTACAATAGAAACCAATCAAGGAGATAAAATTAGAGTTGTATCTGGTAACTCATCTGATAAGTTGCGCATTAAATGGAATAATTAACAACTTAAAATCAAACAAAAATGGCTTTTACTAGTGGCATTCCTGCCGCATTACAACCAACCCAGTCTAAAACATTATATTCTGGGAATTACATTGACTTCACTGCTGCGGCACATGATCAATGGACACAACAATTTTTACCCGATGTATACGAAAAAGAAGTCGAAAGATACGGAAATCGTTCAATCGGATCATTTTTAAGAATGGTATCTGCAGAGATGCCTTCAACATCAGATCAAATTATATGGACAGAACAAGGACGTTTACACACTCGTTACGCGAATGTACTCCCTCAGGGGACTGCTGCGAATTTACCGGCTGTTGGTGCGGCTGCAGTAATTGCAGCTGATGCTAATGCTGGTGGTAGATTAAATTTCACCATTCCTGCTCAACCAACTAGCGTAGGCTTAACTTCAGCAACTACAGGAAACTGTAATTTCAAAGTTGGCCAAACAGCTATGATTCAAGTTCAAACTAGCGCAACTTCTGCGGTAGGAGGTTCTGCTGCAGTAATTAAAGGTGTAGTTACTTTAGTTGAAGACACGCGTTTTCAAATTAAAGCATACAAAGCTCACGCTGGTGTAACTGCTGCACAAAGAGTAACTGCTTTAGTTTATGGATCTGAATTTGCTAAAGGTACTGGAAACTTTACCGAAAAGCTAGATCCTAGCTATGCTACATTTACTAATGCTCCTATTATTATGAAAGAGCATTATTCAATCAATGGATCTGACACTGCTCAGATTGGATGGATTGAAGTTACTTCAGAAAATGGAGCTGATGGTTATTTATGGTACTTAAAATCAGAGCATGAAAATAGACTACGTTGGGAAGACTACGTAGAAATGGCTATGGTTGAAGGTGTTGAAAAAACTGCAGGTGGTGCTAACATTGCACTTGGAACTTATGGAGGTAGCTTAGCTGCACAAAACGCACGTGGTACTCAAGGTTTCTTTGATGCAATTGAAGAAAGAGGAAATGTATATTCAGGCTTCGGCGCGCAAGCAGCTGGAGGTGGTGCATTAACTGACTTTGATGCTGTGCTTAAGCAATTAGATAAGCAAGGGGCTATTGAAGAAAACATGCTTTTCTTAGATAGAGATCTTTCTTTAGAAATTGACGACATTTTAGCACAACAAAATGGAGGTTATGCTGGAGGTACTTCTTATGGAGTATTTAATAACAGCGAAGATATGGCTCTTACATTAGGATTTACTGGATATCGTAGAGGATCTTATGACTTTTACAAAACTGACTGGAAATATTTAAATGACTGGTCAACTCGTGGAGGTTTTGGAGACATAGAAGGAGTTTTAGTACCAGCAGGTACTTCAACTGTTTATGACCAACAACTTGGAACAAACATTAAGCGTCCATTCTTACACGTAAGATATAGAGCTTCTGAAACTGACAACAGAAAAATGAAATCTTGGATTACAGGATCTGTTGGTGGACCAACTAGCTCAGATATTGACGAAATGAGAATGCATTATCTTACTGAAAGATGCCTTATTACTCAAGCAGCAAATAATTTTGTATTATTTAAAGCTTAATAAGTTTTTTAACTATAGGATACGGGCCCTTCGGGGCCTAGTATTCTTATTTTATATTATTTAATTATGACAACAAAAACAATTAGTACCCCATCTATAGAAAAAGGATGGGAAATAAAAGACAGAACGTATATACTTACAAATAACAGATCACCAATATCGTGGACTATCCAAACAAAACATACCGCTAGAAAACCTTTACTATGGTTTGATGAAAAAGACGGTGTAAATAGAGAAATACGATATGCTACAAATCAAAGATCATTATTTGTAGATGATCAAGATGGGGCTGTAACATTATCTCATGCCGTATTTTTAGATGGTATTATGTATGTTCCAAAAGAAGATCAAAATTTGCAAAAATTACTTTCTTTATATCATCCTCAAAAGCAAGAATTATGGCAAGAAATTGATGATGTTCAAGAAGCTGCAGAAGAAATTGATATTCTTGAATTGGAACTTGAAGCTTTAAATTTAGTTAATGAAATGGATATAGAACATTTAGAAGCTATAATGAGAACAGAAATGGGATCTGGTGTTTCTAAGTTATCTTCTAAAGAATTAAAAAGAGATGGTTATAAGTTTGCTAAATCTCAACCATCTTTATTTTTAGAGCTAGCTAATGATGAAGATATCAAACTTCGTAATTTAGCTAATAGAGCTGTTGAAATTGGTATATTACAATTAACAGATGATAATACTGTTTTTAAATTTGCTAATGGCAAAAAAGTTTTAACAGTACCATTTGAACAACACCCTTATGCTGCATTAGCGCAGTATTTTAAAACTGATGAAGGCGTAGATTTAATGAAATCTATTATGAAAAAGCTTTCATAAATACCTGGTATAAGGTAAGAAATTAACCTTATACCAACTAATAAAAACAAGAATCAATGGTAAATATAAATAACGTTTACAATACTGTATTAGTTATTACTAATAAAGACAATCGTGGATATATAACACCCGAAGAATTTAATAGATTAGCAAATCAAGCACAAAATGAAATATTTGAAAGTTATTTTAGAAAGCAATCATCTTATGAGCTAAATGCAAATTTAACAAGTGATTTTGCTGATCCTATATTAAATACTTCTGAAAAAATTAATGAATTTTATGCTACAAATAATCCAGCAAAAGCAAATAGTATATTTGCATATCCTGCAGATTTTTATAGACTAGGTGTTGTATCTGTTGATAATGTAACCGCAGATTTTGTTTCACATGAAGATTTAAAATATATTAATCTATCTCCTTTAGCTGCTCCTGTAAAAACTCAACCGGTTTATACTTTAGTTAATGGAGGTGTAAAAATATTTCCTGATTCAATATCTACAGGAATTACTTTAGAATATTTAAAAAAACCTAATAGGCCTAAATGGGGTTATGTAATGCCTACTGCAGCGCAAATTGCAGCAGGTGTACCTAATAAGCCTATATATGATTCTACAGTTTTTGACCCATCTACTGATAGTTACGATACTCCAGCTAAATCTTATAACTTTGAATTACATTCTTCTGAAGAATATGATTTAGTAGTTAAAATATTATCATATGCTGGAGTTGTAATTAAACAAGCGGATGTAGCAGGATTTGCACAAGGTAAAGAACAACAAATAGCAGCAACTGAACAATAATGGCAATATCAAGAAAACCTTTAGACGTAGATAATTATTCGGCATTAGATGGCGGAACAGGATTAGCTATACCAGGATATTACAGAAGAACTAATTTAAACGATATTATAAATAACTTTATAGTTGGTTATATTGGAGATGGAAAAGTTTTAACTAAAGTACCTAGATATGAGGTTGCTTTTTGGGCTCAAAGAGCAGTACAAGAATTTAGTTATGATGTGTTTCATTCTGAAAAAGCTATTGAAATTGAATTAAGCCCAACTAAAACAATATCTCTCCCTTCAGATTACGTAAATTATATACGTTTAGAATATAGTGATTCAGATGGTATAATGAGACCTATACCTAGAAGCTCTACAACAAGAGCTAATAAAGCTGTAGCTCAAGATGAAGACTATAAATATATATATGATCAATCCGGTAATATAGCTTTTAAAGAAACATCAGAAACTTTAGAAAAATATCAATCTGCTGCAAAAACATTTGATATAGAAAGAACAAAAGATTATTACAATGGGTATTTTGATACTGACGATTTTCAATATTATGGACAAAGATATGGTTTAACACCTGAATTACAAAATATAAACGGTAGTTTTATATTAGACTTAGAAGCAGGAAAAATTTATCTTGATGCAGCTTTTCAACAAAATAACTTTATTACATTAACCTATGTATCTGATGGTTTAGGTGATAATGGTAACTTTGATAATGTTTTAGTTCCTAAGTTAGCAGAAGATGCTGTATATTCATCAATACTTTATAATCTTTCCAAAGTAAGAAGCTCAGCAGCAGGTGCAGCTGGTTTGTATAAAAAAGAAGCTTCAGCTAAAATGCGAAATGCAAAGATAAGACTTTCAAATATGAAAGTTTCTGAAATGTCCCAAGTATTGCGTAATAAATCAAAATGGATAAAACACTAATAAAATTCTATGCCAGAAATTAAAAGACTCTTTAACGCGAGTAAAATGAATCGCGATTTAGATGATAGATTAGTACCGGCCGGTGAATATCGAGAAGCTTTAAATATAAATGTAAGTAAATCAGAGGGTTCAGATATGGGCGCTGTTGAAAACTTATTAGGAAATAAACTTATAAACACTACTCTTGTAAATAATGCCACTGTAATTGGATCTTATAAAGATACAGGTGCTGAAAAAATTTACTATTACATTACATCAAATGATTCTTTTGATGAAAGCAATACTGGATCACATCAAATTATAGAATATGATCAAAAAGCTGAAAAAAGTACTATATTAGTTAACTGTGCTGCTTTAAATTTTCATAAGAACTATCCTATAACCGGTATAAACATAGTTGATACTTTATTATTTTGGACAGATGATAGAAATCCACCTAGAAAAATAAATGTACAAACAGCTTTAAATGAGCCTGGATACTATAATATAACTGATGTTGATGATTTAATATCTGTAGCTAAATATAATCCATTTGAAGCTCCTGAAATACTATCTGTGGGTGCAAATGATGAAGCTGGAAACCCAATTACATCTAACTTTTTAGAAAATAAATTAGTTAGATTTTCATATAGATGGCAATATGAAGATGGAGAATATAGTACATTAGCTCCATTTACACCTATATGCTTTTCAAGACTGGGTAATATTGATACTGTATCTTCTTCAATAAGTGATTTTGGAGAAATTGAAACTTTTGTAAATGCAATAAAATCTGTGCAATTATCTATTCCTACACCGTCAGGTTTTGGTATAGTAAATGCAGAATTAATATATAAAGAAACAGGATCTAGCACATTATATGTGGTTGAAGATAAATCTATAACAACAGAAACTAGTGTTAACTTTTTTTATAAATCACAAGATCCATTTAAAACATTACCGCCAGATCAACTAACTAGGGTTTACGATGCAGTTCCTAGAATTGCAAAATCCCAAGAGCTCGCAGGTGGAAGACTTATATATGGTAACTTTTTACAAAATTATAATATACCTGATATAGATTTTACTGTAACTAGAACAGGAGAAGATTCAGCAAGATATACACAAATAGACAGTTTGTCTGTTAAATCAAGAAGAACATATCAAGTTGGTGTTGTATTAGCAGACAAATACGGAAGACAATCACCAGTTATATTATCAAATTCTGGTGGTGATACTGTTTTTGTTGATGCAGGAACAGGTGAATCAGACTCAACAACAGCTTTTAATGCTTTGCGTATAGCATTTTCTCAAGTTACTATAAACACATTGCAAAACTTAGGATGGGCTTATTCTTATAGAATTGTTGTAAAACAAAGAGAACAAGAATATTATAATTGGATTTCAATTGTTAATTCTCAAGATAACGTTGCAAGATTAGGTGATAGTATTAATAAAATACCAAGAGATCAAACGGCTGTTATACCTCCTAGTACATCTTCTACAATATCTCCTACAAATATTTCTGTATTTCCAAAAGTTCTCTCTGGTTCAAATCAAACAACTTCAACGTTAACTAAAGTAAGATCTATATCAAATCCTACAGGTGATGCAACAGTTTCAACAGGATCAGCTACATCTGGATTAGCGGTTTTTGAAACAAAACCAGTAGAGTCAGATTTAGATATATTCTTTGAAACATCAACAGGTGGAGAAATTTCTCAATTAACAACAACTGCTATTGATATAGAGTTTTTTAATTGTTATTTGTTAACTTTTCAATCAGGTACACATATTGAAACAAACAGATTAAGAGCTGGATTTAACGAAACAGCTTTTGATGTAGGAGTTAGAGCTTTTGTTGTTCAAGAAAATTTTGCAGAAGAAAGAAGATTTAATACTTTAATACATTCTAGTGGTCTTTTTAATTCAAGAACAAATGTAAACTATATAAATCAATTTAATGAATCTGAAGGAGGATTAACAATATCTTTAGATCCCCATGATGGTTCTATACAAAAGCTATTTGCTGATGATACTCAAATAGTTATTTGTCAAGAAGATAAGGTTTCAAGATCACCTATAGATAAAAACTTTATATATGCTGCAGAAGGAGGAGCTATTCCTGTTACTAGTAATACACAATTTTTAGGAACAATAGCACCGTATGCAGGTGAATTTGGTATTTCTAGCAATCCTGAATCTTTTGCAACATTTGGTTTTGTTAAATATTTTACAGATAAAAACAGAGGAAGCGTTTTAAGATTAGCACAAAATGGTATTACAGAAATATCAAATTTTGGAATGAGTGATTTTTTTAGAGACTCTTTAAAAAGTGCAACTAAAATTATTGGTTCTTACGACGAGTATCATGGGTTGTACAACTTAACTATTACAGGAGAATCTTATTCAAGCAACATTGACACTAATGTAGCTACATCTAACGATAATTATTTTACAATATCTTTTGATGAAAATGCACAAGGTTGGACAAGTTTTAAATCTTTTCAAAAAGAATCAGGAGTAAGTTTAAATAATACTTATTATACTTTTTATGAAGGTAAATTATGGCAACATAATTCTGAAGATGTTAATAGAAATAATTTTTATAATTTAGGAACTCAAGAATCTTATATAGAAACTATATTTAATGATGCTCCTTCTTTGGTTAAACAATTTAATACTATTGGTTACGAAGGAACAGAAGGCTGGAATATAAGCTTTATTAACACAGATATATCTAGCGCTGGGGTTTTACCAACAACAACACAAGCGTTTAATACAATATTAAGACTTCAAGGCGTTTCAAACAATAGTATATTATCAGGAGAAAGATCAATAAATGCTATTACAGGCTCTTTAATTAAGTGGGTTGTATTTGTTGAGCCTAAAAGCTCAGACTATAAATTTAATAGTGTTAATGATGTTACTCTTACTGGAAACAATAATTTAACTGTAACTAATCCTTCGGCTATAGTTAATAATAAGCTTGCTTTTTTAGTCGAACATATTGTTGGCACTTCTGATTCTATACAAAATCTTAATGTAGGTGGTGCAGGTGCTTCGTTAGCGTTTACTGTAGCATTGTTAACAATTAACACAGGTGATTCTGTTAGTAATGCAAGCGTTAGCCCTGCTGTTCAAACTTTTACTACAGCTGGTTTAAACACGGCATCTTTTACTATAGACGCAGAAAATAATTATTATATTGAAGAAGGAAATATATCTATAAATACATCAGGATTATCTACATTAAATAATAGTAGTATATCAGGATCTATAAATAAAACTATAAAAGTTGTAAATTATACAGAAGGAAATAGATATACTGTAGATGATATAAAACAAAATATAATAACTTTTACAGTTGGTAAAACTTATGTATTTGATCAATCCGATTCAAGTAATTCTGGTCACCCTATAAGATTTAGTACTACAGATAATGGAACTCACGGAGGAGGTTCTGAATATACAACAGGAGTTACTCATACAGGAACCCCTGGTCAAGCAGGAGCCAATACATCAATAGTGATAACAAGTACAACACCAAATCTTTATTACTACTGTAGTAATCATAGTTTAATGGGAGGTTCTACTAATATATTGCTTTTTGAACATTCTAGGGCATTTGACAATGTTCAATTTTCTATTCCAATAACTGTACCCTCAAATCCTACAAATAACACTATAGGCGTGAGTGGGCCCGCTAAAGCTAAGTATGATGTAACATGGGTAGCACCTAATGTAGGAACTTTAACTCCTCCTTCTGGAGTTACTACAGGGGTTGTTTATAAAACTTTTCCGTATGATTCTTTAGCTACTAGACAGGCTAGTATAAGAATTACAGCAAGTGCTACTACTAAAGTTCTTTTAGAAGACGCTTATAGTCTATCTATGAATGCTTCAGGATTTACTTCAAGTAAAACATTATCTAGTTTGCAAGATACTTTAGATATTTCAATACAAATTTTACCCGTATATCAATCTAACTTAATACAATCAACATTAGCTGGTAACGGTGAAGTTGATGCTGCTTTAGGAGTATATCCATCAGCTCACACTTTTACTACAACCTCCGCTGTTAATTTAATTATTGGGGATGTAATAACAGAGCAAGCAAATATAGATATATTGGTTACGCCAAGTGATTCATGGATATTAATAAATGGAAGTACGGGTGCACAACCAATAAATAAATTAGGACAATTTACAATTGGAGCATCTGATAATGGAACTGGCTCACAAAGAACAGGTACTGTTGTTATAAGTAATAACAATGGAAGAGTGACGGGTGTTTCTAATTCAACTATTAATATAACACAATCATGAGCGATATAATAAATTTTCCTTTTGAAGAAAAAGAAGGCAAATATTTTGCACCTATAGTTTCTGAGCAAACTACATATAAAGTTGTTAATGGCGCTGTAGTTGTTGATAGTAAAAAATTAGTTGCAGGAATAAAAGGTGTTTTTGCAAAAGTAAGATTAAATTTGCCTATTAATAAGGCTATAAATAAAACAGAGCTGTTTGCGGTAAACTCGGAAGCGGTAAATTCATCGAATTAAATTATATGCAATTACAAGTAAGAAAATTACAAGAATCCGATTGGGATTTAATACCAAGTTGGTGGGAAGCTTATGGTTCTGAAGGCTTCCCTCGTGACTTTTTACCCGGTGCATTTCAACTAGGTGATAAACAAGAAGACAAAAGAGAAGGACTAGGTGGCTTTATGGTATGCAAAGGAGATGATCCTATTGCAGCCATGTGGCTATGGATGACAAATAGTAAGATGGCAATTCCAGCTGTTGTAGTAAGTGATATATCTTATCGGGATACAGACAGAAGTGATGCATTGCAACTCTTAGTAGATTTTACAACTGATTTTGCTGAAGACTTAGGTTATAAATATGCATTTGCATGGGCAAAACCAGGTAGATTATTAGAAAAATATAAAAAGGCGGAGTATTATTGTGATAAAACTCCATCTTATGAATTAATACTAAAATACTAATGGGAGATATAGTAAAAGGTGTAGCATCGCTTTTTGGAGGTAGAAAAAGAAGAGAAGAACAAAAAACTGCAAATATAGGTTTAGACCAAGCAAGAGGAAGACAAGATGCATTTAATTTACAAAATGTATACGCGGGAATGGATACCCCTAACATATCAATGTCCGGGTATGACCCTTCTCAGGCTCAAGTAGGACAATTAGGCCCAGCACAACAAGCTCAGTTAGCACAATTAGCACCTTCGCAAGGTTACACAGCACAAGGATATGATTCTCAAGGTTATGATGCTCAAGGTACAAATGTTGCTGGTTTAGCTAGAGGAGCTAATACAGGGTTAACTAACACAATGGCTAATCTTCAAGTTTCAACAGCAGCTGCAGATATGCAAGCTAGAGAGGCTGATCAGGCATTAGCAGCATCACAAGATTTAGCTGCACAAGCAGGCACAGGAGCTGGAGGCGCTACAGCACTCGCGGCAGCCGCTGCAAAATCAAAAGCTGGAGTTTCTGCATCTATAGACCAACAGGTTAAAAGAAATGAAATGCTTAGAGCTCAAGGGGAAGGTGAATTACAAAGAGCTCAACTTGCTCAAGGTAACTTAGCTTCTAAATTTGATTTAGGTCAAGGTCAATTTAATGTTGGTGCTCAAAATAAAGCAGCTATGTTTGGAGCACAAGCCCAGAATCAAGCCGCAAGGTTTGGTGCTCAGGCTCAAAACCAGGCTGCAAGGTTTGGTGCTCAATCTGCTAATCAATTTTCACTAGCTCAGTTTGGCGCGGCAAATCAAATGAATCAATTCAATGCTGGTCAGCAAAATCAATTTGCAAGAACACAGTTTGGTGCAGAAAATCAATTTGCATTAGCTAATCAACAAGCGCAAAATCAAGCTGCTAGGTTTGGAGCAAACGCTTCTAATCAAGGCGAAATGGCTAATGCTAAATATCAGTTCCAAACAGATGTTATGGAAAGACAGGGTGAAGCTGCTGTACAACAATTTGATTTTGATAGATTACAAGATCAAACAAGTAGAGCAATGGCAAGAAGTAATGCTGCTGATGAAGCAAGAGCACAAGCTAAGGCAAATCTTATTGGTGGAATTGCTGGTATAGCAAACGCAGGTGTAGCTGCACTTTCGGCAGGTGTAATTGGAGGTGGAACTAAAATTGGTAAAGCAATGCAAAAATTTAACGAAAACTAATGGCAAATTACAATTACGACTTTTGGTCAAAAGAATTTGAATATAAGCCTGGTGGCGCTAAAAGCCAACGGATGATTGGACAAGCCATAGACGATTCTATAGCAGAGCGCCGATTAATGGCTGACAGAGCTGAAAACAAAAGAGATAGGCAACTTAAAAGAAATATTTTAAATTATAACTATGCGCAAAAAATGGCGCAAGATATGGATGATTTAAATATTATGCCTACAGCTGGTGTTCAGGGAATGGATGAAATTATGACTGCTGCTGGAAGGTCTATTGCTGATCAAGCTGCTTATTTAAATAAAGAGCTTAAAAGAACGGGGGATATGACATCATATTCTGCAGCTATGGCTAA